GAACTTACTCGTCCTAAGGAAGGTGATTTGATTTTCTTCCCACTGGGTAAAAGACTATTTGAAATCAAGTTTGTAGAACATGAAAAACCCTTCTACCAACTGAATCAAACATATGTTTATCAACTTAATTGTGAACTATTTGAATATGAAGATGAAGTTATTGATACTGATGTATCTGTAATTGATCAAGTCGTTCAAACCGAAGGATACTTTGCACGACTCATTCTTTCACAAGTTGGTAGTAATGCAACAGCTAATACTGGAGTTGTATTCAATGCAGTCAATCAAATTTTTGTAGAAGATGATGGATATGGTTATACAACTGCTCCCACCGTATCTATTAGCACATCTCCTGGAACTGATGCAACTGCGGTAGCTATCATGACCGAAAGGTCTGGTATTGCCACTGGTCAGTCTATCGATAGGATTTTAATCTTGAATCCCGGTAGTGGGTACACTGGTATCCCAACTGTTAATGTAAATGGTTCTGGTATCGCCACCGCTGGTATTACAACTTTAGGTGCGGTCGGTATTGTTACAATTACAAGTGGTGGTTCTGGTTATACAACATCACCTACAGTCACATTCTCTGCACCAACATCTGGCACCACTGCAACTGGTGAAGTTGTTATGGTTGGAGGTACAATCAGTGCAGTTCGACTATCCAACGCTGGTACTGGATACACGGCTGGTCAAAGCGTCACTGTCACGATTGGTGCTGCAACAACAATTGCCACCGGAAACTATGTCTTTAATGAAACTGTATCTGTTGGTGATGTTACCGCGAGAGTTAAGGTTTGGGACGCAAGTTCTAACACTCTGGACATCAATATGTTGAGTACGATGGAATTCCCAATCGGTGGTAAAATTATCGGACAAGAATCTGGTGCAACATATATCATCAAGTCTGTCAGTTACGACACACCAACAGATTTCCCCAATGATGATCTATATCAAGCGAATCAGTATAATGATAATGCAGAATTTGAGACTGAGGCTGATAACTTATTAGACTTCTCAGAGAGGAACCCGTTCGGTACTTTCTAAATAGTTAGAAAATACTTGAAATGTTAGGCACTTACTTCTATCATGAAATATTAAGAAAGACAGTCATCGGTTTCGGTACTCTCTTTAATGATATTAATATTCGACACCGCGATGCGAGTGGAACAAGTTTCAGCAACTTGAAAGTTCCACTTGCATATGGACCTATTCAGAAGTTTTTAGCAAGAATTCAACAACAACCAAATCTTGATAGAGAGATTGCATTAACATTACCTCGACTCTCCTTTGAGTTGACAGGTCTACAATATGATCCATCTAGAAAAACTGGTGTTACACAGACATTCATAGCCAATCAGGGTGGGAACGTAAAAAAAGTTTATATGCCTGTCCCATATAATGTAACATTTGAATTGAATGTTATCTCTAAACTTAATGATGATTCTCTTCAAATTATTGAACAGATTCTTCCATATTTTCAACCATCTTTTAATATTACAATCAATTTAATTAGTGCAATTGGTGAAAAGAAGGATGTACCGATTGTGATGGAGAGTATCACACAGAACGATCAATATGAGGGTGGTTTTGATAGTCGTAGATTAATTATCCATACTCTTAGATTCACTGCAAAAACATACTTGTTTGGACCTGTTGCAGACAGCACTGATGGTCTTATCAAAAGAGTGGATGTGGATTACTACACCAGTACAAATATCAAGACTGCTAAGAGAGTACAGAGATATACCGCAACTCCAAAAGCGTTGCAAGACTATGATGATGATAACGCAACGGCCGTCGATGGCACAATCTCCACAAAAGTTACAAAAATCAAAGTCAATGCATCCACCGATCTTACAGTCGGTGATCGTATTATCATCGGCGGTGAAATTATGTATATTGAAAAAATTAACGGTCAGGACGTTAATGTCATCAGAGGATACGACAATACTGCAATTGCAGAACATGAACACGGAGCAACTGTCAATGTTCTCAATGCTGCAGATGACGTTCTTATTGAATCTGGTGATGACTTTGGATTTAATGAAACATCTTCATTCTTCACCGATGGAGGTGAATAATGAAAAACTTTGATGCAATCAATGATGCTCTTGATGTGGAGGCTTCTATTGTTCCAGTGGAAGAAACTCCTAAATTAGTTGAAAAACCAAAAGGGAAAGATGACATCGGTAAGGACTATGAATATTCTAGAGGTAATCTATATTCCTTGATTGAGAAAGGACAGGAAGCTGTCAATGGTATCCTTGAACTTGCACAAGAGTCTGATTCTGCAAGAGCATATGAAGTTGCAGGACAATTGATAAAAAGTGTTGCAGACACTACGGATAAACTTATCGATCTGCAGAAAAAGATGAAAGATATTGATGAAGAACCAAACAGAGGTCCTACTAATGTGACAAATGCTCTGTTTGTTGGTTCCACTGCAGAACTTCAAAAACTACTCAAGCAACAGAAAAATAAGGATGTTAAATGAAGTCTCAAGAACTGTCAGAATTTTTTAGTCTGATTGGTCAGGCTAGAAAAGAAAAAGAAGAGGAATTTGATAATCTACTCAAGGAAGCCAATGTCGATTTAGAGTCGATGGCTACCTCACTTTTTACTGGCATTGAAAGTGCAAAAGTAGAAGTAAAAGAACAGAAGAAGAAAGAAGAAAAACTGATTGAAAGTTTGGACAATCTTTTAATTTCTTTAGACAAACCAAAAGAAACTACCCCAGTTGTTGTAGGTGTTCCAGATGATTTCGACATCTCTTCTTTAGAAAAAGAAATAGAAGAAGAGGTTGTTGATGAAGAAGTTGTAGAAGAGACAGTCGAAGAAGACAATACAATTTCTAAAGCTATCAAGTTTATTGATACTCAACTCAAAGAAGAACTCAAAGATATTGAACCCAACGATCCAACTGTCGATAGTATTAAGGCAGAAGTAAAAGAACTTAGAAATATTCTCTATAAAGTTCTTGCACATGGACCTGGGTCTGGTGAAGTCAGAGTCCTGAGAATGGACGATGTTGACACGGATGATCTCGCTGATGGTAGAGTTCTTTCCTATGACTCTTCGGCAGAAAAACTCAAGTTTGTAGATCAATCTGGTGGTGGTAATACTGGATATGCAAACACTGCAGGTATATCAACATATGCGATCACTGCAGGCATTGCCACCAATTCAACACAACTTAATGGTCAAGCTGCGTCATATTATCTTGACTATGATAATTTTACAAATACACCCACAATACCCACTAATAATAATCAACTAACGAATGGTGCTGGTTTTATCACAAACAGTGTAACTGGTGATTTTACAGTTAGTGGTAATGTTTCTATTGGTGGCACTCTGACTTATGAAGATGTAACCAATATTGATTCCGTTGGTCTCATCACCGCCAGAAGTGGTGTAGAAGTCGGCAGTGGAACTACATTGAGTCCAGAAGGTAATGGTTTCTTTGTTGGTGTTGTAACCGCAACTAGTTTTGTTGGTGACGTAACAGGTGATCTTACTGGAAATGCAGATACTGCAACCAATGCACAGGGTTTAACTGGTACTCCTAATATTACAGTAGGAACTCTCACTGCTACGACAACCAATCTTAATGGAAATGTAACTATTACATCCACAGATTCTGGAAGTTCAGCAGCACCAGAACTGACACTTTATAGAAATAGTCCGTCACCTGCTCCTGGAGATTATCTTGGACAATTGATGTTCAAGGGAGAGAATAGTAATGGTGGACAAGAGAATTATGCCAAGATAACTGGTAAAATCACCGACGAAACTCTTGGAACTGAAGATGGATTAATTGAAACAGCAATTAAAGGGAATGGATCTTTTACTATTGTAAGTCGTCAAAGATCTGATGAACTTCAATTAATTAATGGATGTGGATTAAGTGTTGATGGTGATATTACTGGAAACCTTGTGGGTGATGTAACTGGTGATGTCACAGGCAATTTAAACTTATCAAATGGAGCAGTTTCTAGTGCAACTGCAACTACTACAACAACATCACAAACA